ACCAGTTAGCGCAGCCCCTGTGGTCTTATTCACAAGTCCAAATGTAAACCCTGTAACGGCTTCGGCTCTTATAAAACTCATATGTATTTCTTATTTATAGTGCGAAAACCCGCACTAAGCCCCGGCAGATCAGACGAATCCAACCCACCGGGACCTCGCACAGGAGACTAATCCTAGTTGCTAATGGTTTCCTCTTGGTAACAAGCAACCCAGTCCACATGGACGATGGGATCAGTTGTTCCAGAAGAATGACAAACAAGACTTGGAGTCATTCCAACAATTGGGATATTTGTCGTAATGGCTGTCTGAGCAACGCCGTTGACGAATGGAGTGATTTTAGTCAACCCATCCACAACGAATCCTAGCTTGACGTAATCGTCATCCACGACAGTGTGAACAGCGGCGGTCGAACTTCGACTGCCAGCTTTTTCACTGTGGATTCCCATTGCTGTCGTGTTGATAGCCTCAAAGCCAACATGATTGGCCGTCGAGTTTGCAGCACTTGCAAGCACGGAGGTGTCAACTTCAGCTAGACCTGCAAACAACTGGCAGGTCGTACTCCCAATATCAGCAATCTTCACACGAGCTTCAAAGTAAATCTTTGAGGCAGAAGAAGCGATAAAGGAAGATGCGCCAGCAGCACCACCAAGTTGAACTTGCACGCCCTGGTTATTGGTCGTACTGTTACAGTCAAGTAACAATACACCACCCTTGGCGGCTACATCCAACGCAGCAGTTCCTGCCGTTGCTTGAGTGAGAACCCATTTGTTCTCATCGTCAAACGTCAGAAAATCGTCAATAAAACCGAATCCTTGATCCAGTCCACCAACGGCATGTTGTGCCAATGGTGCTTGGTTCCAAAGAGTCGGACTGAGGCCCCGACGAAGGGACGCAGCTTTAAGTTGCGGTCTAGTAAATAGATCACTCATAATACTAAATCCTTTCTAATTAGGCCACGTAAAGTACGAATAAACGACGGCGGTTTAGACAGATGAACTGACCCCAAGAATCCATATGGACTTCTCTTGTGGTATGTTGGCGCGCCGCTTTTTGCGGTGGGTGCCATAGCATGTCCTTGCCCTTTTTGTAATGGTATTGAAGCACTTTGTGATTCACACCATAGATCGGGTTAGAACTGTCATTACTGTCAAGATAAGGAACCCAAATAACTGGATTACCCTTAACGACTACACTACCTGCGTACTTCGCAAGATCAACACCAAGGTTGTCATTACGAGATTCAAGTAGTTTCTCCATGTCTTCTACGACACTATAAGTGGTGTAGAAAGCCCAGTCGGAATCACCTTTACCATTGCCAAGTTCAGCGAATTGCTTCGGTGCTTGGAAATAGGTATGAGCGATAGCTTTACGCATCTTCGCAATGAGGTCATCGCGAGAAACAGATGTGTAGTTACCACTCCAGTTTTTCCAGTTAGGTACATCAGCGACATTGATATTAGCTGCACCACTGGAGTGTCCAGAAGGATCACCGCCAGTGAAGGCACCACCAGGAGTCGTTGCTGACTTCTGAATCCAGAAGGGAATACCTAATGGAGTACGTGGGCTTTCGCTATCGCTGGAAGGAGACGACCACAAAGCCGATTCCATCAGTTCAAAGTAATCGTTGAACGCCGAGTGACGACGAATGTCGATTTCTCGGATGATCGTTTCACGGTCACTTTGGAAACTCTGCTCGTCAACGTCATAACTGAAATTAACGGTCGCTTTAGTAAATGGCACTTTAGCAGTCGTCATCAAGTCTTTAACTGCTGTAGCGTCAACGCTGTATAACTCCGAGAACTTTGCAGTTCCGGTGTTAGTCGTCTGTACTTTCCAATTAAGGTGTGCTCCACCTTGATAGGGAGTACGTGCCTTGCCGCTAAGAAACTTAGCTGCGAAGCAATGGTGTTGATTATCTAGACTCAAATCCACCCATGACTTTTTCTTGAAGTTATCAAGAGTCAAGGTAGTAAAATCGTCTAGCTGATCTGGTAAAAGAGGCATTTTGATGCCCTCCTATTAAACTAACCTTAACGATGTCCATTCTCGGCCATTGCAGAATCATAGAAGTCCTTAAGCACACCACTATTGACAGCATCATTGATACTATCACCAGTGTTTGGCTCCGCTGCGGTGGAGGTTCCCCCACCTAAACGACGACGACTACTAGCCCGCAACCGATTATTTCGACTGTTTCGGTTATGGTTTCCAATTTCATCAGCAAAGATTGAATGATAAGCCTGACTAACAAGACCTTCGATATCTGGCATTTGTTTACCAGAAGCCCTGTATCCATTAGCCATAACAGTCACCTGTTCGTAAACAGATTCCATGTTTTTAGCTTCTATAGACCCAGGATCGAGTTCCTCATAAGGCACGCTACCAAACAAATCTTCATTCGATAATTTAGTAATAGCAGTGTTAAACTGCTCCAATTCACCAGCTGCATATTCTTGACCCTGTCGCTGTTGAGCATAGGATACAAATTGCTGCTGATCGAGGATTGACTGAGCTACGATATTAAGCTGATTATCGTAATGAGACTGCATATTTGCAGCCATTGCGTTAATAGCAGCCTTCAAGCCATCGTCATAATCCTCACCCAGTTCTATCGAGAACTGAGGTTGTTGAGGTGATTGTTCCTCAGTGCCACCCTGGGTTTGTGTCCCTGCATACCAATCGTTCCATTGAGCAAGTTGTTGATTGCCCTGGTCAAATTGATTGACAACATACCCTAGTGACTTCTCGGTTGCAAAGCTGGACGGATCAAGTCCATAACTTTCCGCACGAAGCTTAAGGTCAGGATTAAACGTCTGACCTTCCTCAACAGTGGAATCTTCAACACTATTGTTTTCTCCCTCAACTGCCTCAATCTCAGCAGTCTCGGTTATTTTTTCTGCACTAACCCCCGGTTCCGACTCTGTATCGTTCTCCAGGGAATCAATGACACCCAAGTCCCCTTTAGATAAAGTCACCTCCTCATCCGGTCCTATTTCATTTATTTCTTCAGCCATGTCTAGTCTCCATATCCCCCGTCACGATCGACTAATCCTCGATGTTTCAGGTAACGTGCTCGTTCCCCTCGACTAGTGAATACGCATTCACCATCATTAGAGAACTCTACTCCTGTAAACCCGCTTTGTTTCGCATCCTCACGAAACTCCTTAACTTGTGAGAAGTGAACTCCAGCACCTAGGCTTTTAAGGCCTGTAGCCCAGCCGTTAGAGCCACATCTCTTGTCTGTTGCTACACCAGCCGGATACTCCTTAGCTGGCTGTTTGTGGTCATGCCAACGGTTTACGCCATCAGCATCTTTCCATAAAAATTGATTACCCACTTGCCTGCTCCCGTCCCATTTGTGCCATCTGTTGTTGATTCGGTTGCCCACCTTGCAAAACCTGTTGCATCACATTACTCCGGGCACTCTCTGTCCCACCAGTGGGTACACTCCTACGAACGGACTCTCGTACCGTATGCGATGACTGTCCAGGTTGCTGAGGTGTAGGTCCGGGACGATCTTGCTTTTGTTCCTGGAACTTAATAATCTGTTTCAATCGTGGCATGTCCATTAACTCTGCGTACATTTCAACAAGTTCCTGAATATCAATCGTGCCACCATATTGCTGCATCATTCCTTCCATTGGAAGTGCAATCTGTGTAACGAAACTTGTAATGCCCTGAACTCTTTCACTCGGAGATTTATACATCATCGAGTAAGGCTCAACCGCAAAGTTGTAGTCAATGAAATCTCCCTCCCTGGCTTCAGGACTCCAGTCAGCACGGATAGTCGCACCATAGGAATCAAAAGTCTGGGGTATCTCAAGCATCTCATCTTGCCACAATAATTTACCCAAGTCACTACAAATACGCGCCGTGAAATCAACCACGCGGTATTGCATATTTGCTTCACGTTTGGATACAGCACCGTGGATTAATTTGTCCTGACCTAACGTATCCGACTGCGGACCCAATCCCGCCATCATCTGAAGGTTGCCAGCCATGCGGTCATAGGTCTCTTTCATCGACATTGAGAACGCTTGATTCTGTGGATCAACCCCACCCATCTTCATCACATTAACCGAATCAGGATTATCAACCCGCGTCCACTCACCATCACTAGCCTTTTCAATACGACGTGCATCGTCTTGATGACCTGCTTGGTAAAACGGTATGTCCTTTTGTCTTTGAGCCTGTCGTCGTTGTTTTCGTAATAACCCATTGATAAGGTCATGCAATGGCTTCAAGTTCATTGCAGGGGACACAGGCATGATGTTATCTGGAACTTCGCAGGTGAGACTCAATGTATGGAATGGCCCATTTTCAGGACCTTCCCATTCAACAACCCGTAAAGGCTCTGTGTTGTGTCCTACAGGCATCGTGATAACCATTTTATCTTTCGGTAGCCAGATATCCATAAGGTCTATCATTGGCTCTATACCAGCCTCTTGCGTCTCACTCTTAAGCATCTCACGAACTGGAACTTCACCAGTATCAGAATTCCAACCAGGGTACTGGGATACAATCTGTAACTTTTCAGCCACTTCTGAATTGTATGCTGAATCTTCCAGAACCTTTTTCCTGCTTATACGATACTTATTAAAAGCAAAAGCGGACTTTCTATATTCAGCAGCGGTAGTGTCATAGCCGAAATCATCAAAGCTAATGTTCTCAGCAAAGGGTTTACCAGGATCAACCCACTCATCCTCACCCTCTAGCTGAACCAAGCCAGAATCAGCAGTGTACACCTTAACAATACCAATAGAAAAGAAAGCATCCATTACTGCTTTTCTTAGTATGCTTTCAAGTCGAATTTCTTTAATTAGATTATTAATGCCTAATTGAAAAGTATGAGCAAATGGAGCAAGCTCCGCGTGTTCAGCTGTAACAAGAACTCTGGGTCTGTTAGCTGACAATGACATGGTGTATGTCTCTGCTGTTTGATACATCAGATTCATGATAATATCATGACTTCCAATCTCATCAGTATTGCCGTATAGAGAACCTGTAAAATCCTTCACCAGCCTTTTACGCACATCACGAAATGGACGGAGCACTCTCGTAGAGTTCTCTATTGCCTTAAGCAATCGTTCCCGTTCTAGTTGACTGTTAGGATTCATCTACCACCCGTCATTCAATAGTGCTGATTGTCTCTTTTCATGTTCCTTCATTCTCCACGCCAAGCAACCGTAAGGAATCTCATCAATGTATTCCTCTCGATCTTTTGCACTTACTGCTGGACGATCTTTGCCAGCATGCCATGCTATAGCAGCCGCTATAACACGGTCACCATGTGCTTGTCCTTTAGCACTGTCATCCATCGTCCTGACAGACCTGGAATGAACAACCTTCCCGTTACGATAAACGTACTGCCGACACTCATTAAGTAGCTTGCTACTGCGTACACAAAGCTCACCTGACTTAATAGCTGCCGACATCTGACCTAGAACAGATAGCTTATTCTTATCCGTACTAAACCAACCCGGGTTTCTTGTCTTCTTCCTATATGTCTTGTTTTCAATTTCCCGATAGTAAATATAAGGATACTTACGTTCGAGTATCTGTTTCGTAAATGCACCACCAGGAGGTCCATTCATTTCCCAGATTAGATAGGCATTGTTGAACCACTTACTCGCAGCAATCGACATGTCTGCAAACGCTTCAGGTCGCACCGTGTTCGTTGCAAACTCACCTACTTGCTGCCCAGTAACTGTATCCATAACAAACATCACGGAGTTACTAGTGTAATCGCCACCAAGACCTGCACTTATGTCACATCCTATGACGTACTGCCCTGAGTTAACAGGAATCCCTCTAGAGTCTCGATGACACCAAATTTCAAATGGCCCATCGTTGGTTTCATTATAGTCTGGTTCCAAGGTTTCTTCATCATAAAAAAGTATACCTTTTTGGTAAGGTTTAAGAAGATTCTCTTTTCCCGATTGATACAACTCTTTACCAAATATCTGATATTCCGACCCACCGTAGTCACGGTCTAGTTCCTGGGCAATGGTTTGAGGAGTCGCACCTGGACGTGCACACTCCTGGTCGTAGTAAGGGCTACGTACAATACCATCAAGAATATGATTATATGTAGAGGGAAACTTGTATTCCTTATCAATTATCTCAAGCTCCCCGTCCTTCCCCTTGTATAAACCAATGCCTCTATCAGGATGATCCTTCCAGTCCAGAACGATCTTCTTCATTGTGCTAGGGGTGTGCATAACGTCGTAGTAAGCACCAGACGCACCCTTAGGAGTGGATACAAATAATCGGCAATCTGTAGCGTGCTGAGTGGCTGCTAGTGCTCGATAGTCATCACCATTGGGAAAAGCAGCGTACTCATCAATACCAATAGCCTTCTTACGACCACCACGGAAAGCATCCTCGGTAGTCGAAGCACCCTCAAACGTAGCACCATTGTCTTGATTCTCCATGAGCATGTTACTACGGTACACACTCTTAGGACGCATCCACTTTGGCAATCCACCCTTACCACCATCACCAGTCAACAGAAAGTCTAGCTTCCACATCAACGTATCCTTCTTCCCTGGCTTGTCTACTAGATCAGCTGTACGAGACATAATCCCGTAACTAGCGAAATCATTAAACATCCAACCATGAAAGAACAACGTCAAGAACATCCATGTCGCACCAAGGTCACGAGACTTCTCTAGACCAATATCCTTAACCCCTAAAGCCTTATGCATATCCAAGAAAGCCTCGTCCTGAAACTTATATGTCATAAAGGGGATTACATTGCTAGACGTGCCACGTAAACGATTGTTACGAGGTTCATATAACCAGCAGAATGTGTTAATAAAAAAGAGTATATCATGTCTACAAGCAGTCCAAAGAGTACGCTGTCTATCGTTAGTATCAGCCCACTTCAGCAAATCCATACGATACTCTAGGTTTTCTTTTAGCGTCTTTGGTACTTGCTTATACAAACTCAAAGAATCAAACCCTTATTATTCAAATCTAGTACATTCTGCAACGATTGTAACCATTGCCA